GGCTGTTCCGATCCCACCAAACGCTGGTTCCGCTACAAGCTCAACCGCATCGATTCCACCCAGACCTCCCCCGTCAGCCTTTGGCTTGCGGAAGTTGAGCGGCTGATCGGTTTGATCCTCCAGGAGTCCAACTTCTATGACTCGCTTGCGATCTTCTATTTCGACTTGGTGGTCTTCGGCACTGCCACGATGCTCATCTACGAAGACTACAACAATGTCATCCGTTGTGTCAACCCTTGTCTTGGAGAGTACTATGTTGATAACGATGGAGACCTCCGACCTAACATATTTTGCAGGGAGTTCACCTATACCATTTCGCAAGCTGCCGATGAGTTCAAAGTGGAGAATCTTTCTCCAAGTACTGCGGCGCTATGGGCCCAAGGTGGCACTTCGCTTACGCGGGAACTCGTGGTAGCCCACCTCGTCGAGCCCAACCTAGACGGGAGGAAATATGGAATCCCCGAATCCTTCGCCTATCGAGAATGCTATTGGGAATGGGGAGGCTCTGCGTCTCCACAGGGCGGGTCATCCTATAGTCCTGGGCTCCTTCGAAAGCGAGGGTTTCACGAGAGCCCTGCTATTGTTACCCGATGGGACTTGGTCTCTAACGATCCGTATGGCCGCTCACCCGGCATGGATGGACTCCCCGACCAAAAACAAATCCAACTAGAAACCCGCCGCAAAGCCCAAGCCATCGACAAGATGGTCAACCCGCCACTCGTCGCCGACATCCAACTCAAGAACCAACCCGCCAACCTAACCCCCGGTGGCATCACCTTCGTCACCGGCTTCACCGCCGGCGGCAAACCCGGATTCGCATCGGTCTACGAAACTAAATTCCCGGTCCAGGAAATCACCCAGGACTTGGAGATGGTCAAGCAACGGCTCAGTCAGGTGTTCTTCAATGACATTCTCCGAGTGGCTAGCCAATACGAAACACGCTCGAATGTTACCGCCGTGGAATGGGACCTACGCAAGTCCGAGTCACTGGTTATGCTCGGTCCAGTCCTTGAACGAATCGATGACGAAATTCTCAAGCCGGTACTTGAGAGAGTCTTCGCCATGGCTAACCGCGCAGGCATCCTCCCGCCCGCCCCCGCCGAAGTCCAAGGCCAGATGATGAACATCGAGTTTGTGTCGATGCTAGCCCAGGCCCAGAAGGCCACAGCCAGCGCCGGCATTGAGCGGTTGTTCCAACTGGCTGGCGGTCTAGTCGGCGTCGATCCGTCTGTCATGGATAACATTGACGTCGACGAAGCCCTTGACCAATACTCCAGCCTGCTGAATAACTCCCCCAAGATCATCCGCTCCCCTGAAATGCTCCAGCAAATCCGCCAGCAGCGCGCCCAAGCCGCTCAGCAGCAACAGCAAGCCGCGATCGCTCAGCAACTCAGCCAGGGTGCGAAGAACCTATCCCAGACCGATGTTGGTGGTGGCCAGAACGCGCTCGCTGCCATGCTCGGTAACCAAGGCGGAGGTCAGGGCCAATGACCTACGACGCCTCCAACCGCAAACAAATCCGTGAACTGGAGAAGTCCTCCAAACGCGATGAGGACGAACGCATCCTCTATCTCCGTGCCTCCCTTGACACCCGCCCCGGCCGCGCATGGTTCTACCAATTCCTCACCGACTGCCACCTCTTCTCCGACCCATTCACCGGCGACGCACTCCACGAAGCATTTCTCAAAGGCGAGCGGAATATCGGGCTCCGTGTCTTCGCCGACATCACCCTCCACTGTCCCGACCAATACGTCCACATGATAAAGGAAGCCAATGTCAGACTCGCCAGTATCTCCGCCGCTACCGAACGATCCGGCAGCCAGGACAGCGGACGGGACGCTGAAGGATCAGCAGACTCCTACAGTGACACCGAACTCTACGGACCAGCCGAATGACGCTGCAACCAAAGCCGCCGCAGATACCGCAGCCCTCGCTGCCAAGGCAACCACCGTTGTCCCCGACAAATACGATTTCAAAGCACCTGAGGGCGCCACACTCGACGCAACCCTCATCGAGCGTGCTACCCCCATCTTCAAAGAACTTGGTCTCGATCAGGCTGGGGCCCAGAAGCTGATTGATCTACAATCCGCTATCGCTAAAGAACAAGCCCTAGACATCGACAAGGTCATTAAGGCTCAGGGCGCCAAGTGGATGGCAAAGGCCGAGGCCGATCCCGAACTCGCTGGCAAGCTCCCCGCGATCAAAGAAGACATGGGTCGAGCCCTCGATGGAATGGTCGCGGCCAAAGTCATAACCTCCGATGACCGTGCTGAATTTCAGGTCGCCATGAACGCTTCGATGGTCGGCAATAACCCAGCCTTCATCAAGATCTTCAAGGCTATGGGCGCCCGCTTCGTTGAAGGCAAGCCTGTCCCCGGTGGCAATATACCCTCCGTCCAGGGCCAGCAATCAAACGGCCGCACAGCACCACCCTCTATGGCCGCATCTATGTATCCCAACCTTCCCCACTAACCCAGGCCCCGTCGCGGGATGAACGGCTCACGCCCAGACTGATTAGTGTTCCGCAACCCTAAGGAACTCAACCAATGGCAACTATCGGCTCTACAGCCCTAACCTACGCAGACTGGGCCAAACGCATGGACGACGGGTATCGCGTCGCCTCCATCATCGAACTCCTGTCCCAGACCAACGAAATCCTCGACGACATGCTGGTGATGGAGGGCAACCTCCCCACCGGCCACAAAACCACCGTCCGCACCGGCATCCCCCAAGCCACTTGGCGCTTGCTGAACACCGGTGTCCCGAACGCGAAGTCCACCACAGCCCAGATCGTCGATACCTGCGGCAACCTCGAAACCTACGCAGTCATCGACAAAGACATCGCTGATCTCAACGGCAATACCGCTGAGTTCCGTCTGTCTGAGGTTAAGGCCTTCCTCGAGGGCATGTCTCAGCAGGTCGCAGCGACTATCATCTATGGCAACCAGTTCGTGAACCCGGAGCGTTTCACCGGCTTCGCACCACGATACTCCACCGTGACCACCGCTAACTCCCAGACCGCCAACAACGTCCTCAACGCCGGCGGTACGGCCTCGACCAACACCTCGATCTGGATCAACACTTGGGGCGGCGACACCATGCACGCCACCTTCCCCAAGGGCAAGATCACCGGTCTCCAGCATCGCGACATGGGTGAATGGCCAGTCCTCGACTCGTCCTCCAACACCTACCAAGCCTATCGCGACCACTTCAAATGGGAGATCGGCCTAGTCCTCCGCGACTGGCGCTACCAAGTCCGCATCGCGAACATCGACGTGACTCAGCTCACCGGCGTCTCGGCCGCGAACCTGATCAACCTCCTTGTCCGCGGCCTCTACCGCATGCCCACCACCCCGGCCCGCGTCACGGCCGTCCAGTCCTCCGACACCCCCGAGGTCCGCGCCAACCAAGGCCGGCTGGTCATCTACGCCAACCGTATCGTCCGCACCTACCTCGATCTCCAAGCCATGAACAAGACCAACGTCTTGCTCCGGCTCCAAGAGTTCGACGGCAAGGTCGTTACCACCTTCCGCGACGTTCCGGTCAGAACCTGCGACGCGATCCTCTCTAACGAAGCCCAAGTGGTCTAAGGAGCACCAGCCATGATTCTCGACGGACTACTCACATTCACTGGCACGTCCAACGGCGCCTCCGGTGGCATCACCGCCAGCGCCTACGCAGACTTGCCCACCACAGGCACCCAAACCGCCTCCAACGTCCTTGACCTTGGCATGGCAGGCCTACCAGCCTCCATCTCGGGTGGCGGGGGTGGCGGAGCCCGCGACATCGGCATCGGCGACAAGCCAGCGCTGAAAATCTCCATCATGATCACTATCGCCCTAACCGGCGGTACCTCACTACAGTGCGACATCTCCGGTGCACCCGACAACGGCTCTGGCGCCGCTGGCACCTACACCGTCATGTGGACAGGCCCAGCTGTTGTCGAGGCCAACCTCGTCGCAGGTCAATACGCCAACATCGACATGCCGCGCATGATCCCCGGCCAAGCGGTTCCTCGCTTCATCCGCCTACGCTTCATCTCCGTCGGCACCCACTCCGCCGGCGCAGTCGAAGCTCAGATCGTCATCGATGAGATCAACCAGATCGTTGGCACTGGCGGCGCACTCTCCGGCTATCCCGCCGGCATCACCATCTCCAACTAAGGAGCCCTGCGCCATGAAGAAACTTCTTCTCTCGACGGCGCTGGTGCTGGGGCTCGCTGCCCCAGCATTCGCCCAGTCCGTGAATGTTGTGCCCCAGGTTGGTGTTAATCAAGCCAATATCAGGTCGCAAACCTACGATGCAGCGATCCTCAAGCTCGTCCCTGCATCGTCCTCCACAGACGTGTTCTGCATCAGTGGCTCATCCAGCAAGAATATCCACGTTAACCGCTGGGAACTCTACTCCACCGGCACCGGCATCTCTGTCCCGGTCTATCTGAACCACAACCTTGGCCTCGACACCGGCACGGCTGCGGTCGCTTCCACCTACGGCCCTGTAGCCAATCCGCTCAGATCCACCAATGTCGCAGCCACCGCCACCGTAGTCGCCTACAACTCTACTGGCGGTGTCCCTACTATTGGCGGCACTGTTACGACTCTGCGCTCTGGGGTGATGTATACTCAGCTGGCCACCCCCCCCGTAGCCAGTCAGCCGATCCTCTGGAACTTCGGCACTGGGATCGGCTTCTACAACCAATCCCTCGACATCCCCTCGGGTGCCACCACCGAACAATACTGTCTCAACCTCAACGCCACCAGCCCCGGTGGCACCCTCAACGGCTACATCGAATGGACGGAGGACTG